AAACATTTCCAAAAATTAATTGATATAAGTTATGATTTTAAATTATATAGAAAATTTGAGGAAGCAGGAGTATCACTTCGTTCCTTTTGTACTAATAACAATGCAGCTTATGTAGCTGTAGAAGAAACATATGGTGATCATTCATACAATGGACATGCTAAAAAAGATGAAGCATTTAGAAATAATATGACTAATTTTGGTATATTAATGGAAGTTCAAGGTATTAAAAAACCATTTGATTGGTCTAGAAATGTAGTTAAAAAATTACAAATAGATGGTACAGGATTATATTATAGCCCTACTCGTAAACCATCAACAACATCAGAGGGTAAAAATGTATCCGCTATACAAGTAGATACATTACATAAAATAGCAAAATCAATGCAACCATACTTTATGTATGTATATGATTTTATTGAAGACATGAAAAAAGTATTTCCAACACTTAAAGATGATTGGGGTATTTATGTGCCTGAAGTAAAATATCTTTCTCCTGAGCCACTCGTCGATTACTCAAATCTAGCTCTTACCAAGTATCCTAACGTCCACTTTGTTGGTGATGCACTTTCTGCTAGAGGTATAACGGTGAGTGGTGCACAAGGTACTTATGTTGCTGAAAATATTTTGGAAAATCAATAAATATTACGTATATTATAGCATATGAAAAATAAAGAAAACGAGTGGCCTAAAAGTCAGAAATTAAAGAAAGCAGATGGAACTATAGCCTACCTTTGGGATGGTAAACTTCATAACTGGGAAGGGCCAGCTTTAATACCTGAGGGCAATGAAAAAAAGAGGGAATATTATTTATATGGAATACCTTATTCTCAGGAAGATCATAAGGAAGCAATTAGAAATCAAACGGGGTTGCCTTGGTATAAACAACCAGCACCTAAAGGTCAAAATCATAGAAATTAAGATATGAAAATAGGTTTATGTGGTACAATGAGTGTAGGAAAAACTACATTAGTTAATGCTTTAAAAGAAACGGAACAATTTAATAATTATAATTTTGCTACTGAGCGTAGTAAATATTTAAGTAATTTAGGTATTCCTTTAAATACTGATTCTACATTAAAGGGTCAAACAGTATTTTTAGCTGAACGTTGTGCTGAATTAATGCAAGATAATATTATTACAGATAGAACAGTATTTGATGTTATGGCATTTACAATGAATGCTAAATCTATAGCTCATCAAGATAAAGATATATTTGAAAAATATGCAAAAGAATTTGTACGAGAATATGATTACATTTTTTATATTTCTCCTTATGGCCTACCTATTGAAGATAATGGAGTACGTGAAACAGATGAACATTATAGAGATTTAATTGATTTTACTATTACAACTTTAATTAAAAGATATAGTCATAAATGTAATACAATAGAAAAAATATCAGGATCTACAGAGGAACGTATTCAACAAATATTAACTGTTACAGGGCTTTAACATATTTATAATAAAACCTAACAGCAATGAAAAAATCTGAATTAAAAAATTATATTAAGGAAAATATACTTTCGACTTTATCCGAAAACGAAGAAAATAAAATTTCTCCAGAAGACGTAAAAGCTCAACAATCATATAACGCAGAACTTAAAAAAACAGTTGACCTACAAAAACAATTAGGTGAAGACGAGGAGGCTGATGAAAAAGATGCTGTAAAAAATGCTAAGGCAGCTAGAGGTAAATTTAAAAAATTAGATATAGCTGTTAAGGCCTTAAAAGATATTACTACTAGTATGAAATCATTAGCTAGAAAATATAGTAAAGCAGATGGGGTTGAAAAAGAAAAAATCAAAGATGATTTAAAACAAAAAACATCTAGAAAAAAAGAATTAGAATCATTAGTTGCACAATTAGAAAAAGATGCTGTCTAAAGAAAGATTTATCACTTATGGAATAATCCTTCTTCTAAGTAGTGCATTAATTTATTTTGTATTAGTAGGAGACGAAAAGTACGTTGTAGATTATAATACTAAAATAGAAAAATTAGAATCTAAAGTTGATTCTTTACATAATATAAATGATAATTTAGTATTTAAAATTGATACATTAAACCAACAAGTAGTAAAATTAGACAAAGAAATATATCAACAAGATAAAAAAATTGTCACTTTAAAATATAAAGTAAATGAAAAAGTTAATACCGTTGATAGCTTTAATGATGATGAGCTTACAAGGTTTTTCACAGAACGTTACGGACAGTACCTCGATTCAATTAAAAAAGCCAATAGTTCGTCTAGTAATTAAAGATTTAATTATAGGAGATGGAAATAAAAATGAATTACTAATAATCAGTAAAAAAATAGGCTTATTAGAAAAAAAAGTTGTTATTAAAGATAGTGTTATAAATAAATTGAATGAAAGAGTTGTAAATTTTGAAAGTATGTTAAATACCAAATCAAACCAAATAGCTTTATCACAAGAACTTTCTTTAAAACTTCAAACTGATTTAAAAAAGCAAAAGGTAAAAACCAAATTAATGTCTGGAGCTGGTATATTAGTTGCAGTAGGTATTTTAGTATTGACAAAATAATATGGCTGATTTAAAAAAAGTAATACGTCAAGAATATTTAAAATGCGCTCGGGACCCCGTGCATTTTATGCGTAAATACTGTTATATACAGCACCCACAACGTGGACGCATACAGTTTAATTTATTCCCATTTCAAGAAAAGGTACTAACCTTATTTCAAGACAACCCTTATTCTATTATTTTAAAATCTAGGCAGCTAGGTATATCTACTTTATCAGCAGGTTATTCTTTATGGATGATGACATTTCATAAAGATAAAAACATACTTTGTATAGCTACAAAACAAGAAACAGCTAAAAATATGGTTACTAAGGTTAAATTTATGTATGAAAATTTACCTTCTTGGTTAAAAATTACGGCCGCTGAAAATAATAAATTAAATTTACGACTCGAAAACGGTTCTCAAATTAAAGCAACCTCTGCAAGTAGTGATGCTGGTAGATCTGAAGCAGTATCTTTGTTATTAATTGATGAGGCAGCCTTTATTGATAATATTGGAGAAATTTGGGCATCAGCTCAACAAACACTAGCAACAGGTGGTGGTTGTATAGCATTATCTACACCTTATGGTACAGGTAATTGGTTCCACCAAACATGGACAAGAGCAGAAGCAAAGGAAAATCAATTTTTACCTATTAAATTGCCTTGGTATGTACACCCTGAAAGAGATCAAGCGTGGAGAGATGTACAAAATGAATTATTAGGTGATCCTAGAATGGCAGCACAGGAATGTGATTGTGATTTTAGTACTTCGGGTGATATTGTATTTTATAATGAATATATAGAATACTATGAAAAATCATTTGTAAAATCACCATTAGAAAGAAGAGGAGTTGATAAAAACTTATGGGTATGGGAAAATGCAGATTATACTAGGGATTATTTAGTAGTAGCAGATGTATCTAGAGGTGATGGGAAAGATTACTCCGCTTTTCATGTAATGGATGTTACTAACAATGTACAAGTAGCAGAATATAAGGGACAATTAGGTACTAAAGAATTTGGACATTTATTAGTTGGTATAGCAACTGAGTATAATGAAGCATTATTAGTAATAGAAAATGCTAATATAGGATGGGCATCAATACAAGTAGTAATAGATAGAAATTATCCTAATTTATATTACTCACAAAAAACTGAAGGAACAAATGTTAATTCTTATTTTGATAAATTCCAAGACCATTCAAAAATGGTAGCAGGTTTTACTATGTCTTCTAGGACAAGACCTATGATAATAGGTAAATTTCAAGAATATATTAGTGATAAGGGTGTAACTATACAGTCTAAAAGATTAATTGAAGAAATGAAAACCTTTATTTGGCGTAATGGAAGACCAGAAGCTCAAACAGGGTATAACGATGATTTAGTCATGTCTTTTGGTATGGCTATGTATATTAGAGATACAGCTTTAAAATATAGACAAAGAGGTATTGACATACAAAAACAAACATTAAACAATATGAAAGTCAACAGAACTCCTTACCAGGCAAGTTATGGCGTAGGTAACCAAAAAGTTAAAAATCCCTACCAAATGAATACACCTGATGGCAACGAGGATATAAGTTGGTTATTATAGTAATATTTATAACGATAATTATATATTAATATGGCAGATAAAAGCGTATTTTCAAGACTAAGGAAACTATTTTCAACAGATGTAGTAGTACGAAATGTTGGGGGAAATCAAGTTAAAACTATAGATTCAGGACATATCCAATCGAGTGGGGAATATGAAACTAATGCTTTAGTAGATAGATTTAATAAGGTATATTCTAGCGCCCCAACATCATTACTAGGGGCTCAATTTAATTTAAACTATCAATATTTAAGAACTACACTATATTCAGAATATGATATAATGGATACAGATGCCATTATTGCTTCTGCTTTAGATATTATAGCTGACGAATCTACACTTAAAAATGACATGGGTGAAGTATTACAAATTAGAAGCTCAAATGAAGACATACAAAAAATACTTTATAATTTATTTTATGATGTTTTAAATATTGAATTTAATTTATGGATGTGGGTTAGACAAATGTGTAAATATGGAGATTTCTTCTT